CTAAGTGTTTAAAATTGTTGAGAAAACTTGCCAAGAGAAAAGGGGCATGAAGCCCCTAAAATTATTGTAAAGTGTCAAGGCTTGTTCGTTCAACCTTTTTACCATAGAGATATTCAGACCAAGAGTCTGTTCCGAAATGTTGGCGAGAAAAGTTCAACAACCATTGTTTAATTTTCTCAATATCCCAAGCCAGTTTTTTGCAAATCTGAACAGCCTTTCCAAGATAACCACGCAACTGATTTTTTGAAACAGCGAATATCTCAGTCCAACCAGTTCCATGTTTTTTTATATCGCCAGCGTGTAGACCTTTGCGTCCCATTAAGGCGTGTTGTATTTGTTCGACAGCAAGAGTTCGTCTGTCTCTTTCCAGACGATCAATCTCATCAGAAAATGGGGCATAGGTGTTTTCACAAACTGGATTTTGAAAACCAAGTTTTTTGTATTGCTTTAGCAAGCCATGAACACGCTTCCAGCCAACACGATCATCAAACTGGTTATGACCTGTCCATCCAGTTTTACGAATAGTTCCATCAATGTTAATGTGATAATTCATTATTCCTACCTTTCAGAGAAGTTTGAGGGGTAAGCCTACCTTACCCCTCGGTTGCGATTAGGACTTGAAGTGAGCAATCAAGTCCATGATAGATGCTTTAGTAGCACCCATGAAACCATTAACCTCAAAAGGAGCGACCTGCTCAAGTTCGAGCAAGAGTTCCTTTTTAGTAGGCTCATCATTCTTTCGAGCCTTGGCTTTTGGGGTTGCCACATAGACACCCTCGCGAACCAGTTTCGAGCGAACCGAACGAACGCTCTTATCAATATCGGTGGCAATCTGTTCAACAGAAATACCAGCCTGATAGTCAGCGATAATTTTAGCAGTCGCCTCTGCTGTGTAGTTTGGTGCTTTCATTTCTTTCTCCTACAATAAAAGCGGTTTCGTTGTTACCCTCTATATATAGTTATTCTATAGCCAAATGTCAAGACCCCGATCCATAAAAAATGCATTTTCTTTTCCTTTAATTTCAAAGGGTTAGCCTATTTACACAAATTAATTTAATCAATAAAATCAATGAGTTAGCCTGCTAGCGCGCGCCTCGTTGTAAGTGGTTGAAAACAAAAAGAAAAAAGCCCGCTTTTCGCGGGCTTTTATAGGTTAGTATTCAGATTCTCGTTCTGGCACGACCATATAGGCATCGCCGTTGGCCTCTAAAACTTGATCTTCATATGGAGCCGCAAGACGACGATACAATTCTAGCTTGCAACATTCCAAGGCCCCAATCATCGAGTTGATCTTGTCATAGCGACAGCCATTCTCAAAGATGAAGTTATCGACGAAACGCGTCATGATATAGTTGAGATCACCCGCATTAGTAGGTGTCCAATCAATGCCGAGGTTTTCCATCTCAGTGTGGATAACAGCGCGACGATCTTGTGGGATATAGGGCATTATGCAATCTCCTTTGCCTTACGAGCTTCGATTTCCTGACGCTTGCGCTGAATAGCCTTCAGCATTTTAAGCGCACGACGCATTTCAGCGCCAGATGTGAATCCGCCAATGCGGATGGCTTTTTGAATTTTCTTTTCAGTCTTGGTCATCATGCAATCTCCTTCATGATCTGTTCCTTGCGCTCCTCAATCCGCAGAGCCATCTCTGCGCCTTCTTTGAGGTCATGTGTTGGCAACCAATGCCAGTTGTCGAAATGGGTAAAGGCGACATCCGAAATTTCATTCGGTGCAACAGTCTTGCATTTCCCAACGGCATAAACAGGCTTTCCGAAACCATAGGCCATGCCGATTTCAACCAACGCTCCGCGCTGTTCCTCGTTGAAATCTTCTGCGTAGAATAACACGAAATCGCTGTCGCGGACATCTTCAAAGCAGAGATTCCAGAGCTTGTCCTTGTGGTTCAAAACGAAATCGCTGTCGTTGTCGAGGTCAATCCAGCGAGCCTTGACGCCGAAACCTTCAGCACGCAGTGCCTGAAACTTCGAGTTGTGCCAAACTTTGCCAGCGGTGTAGAATGTCTTTTGCATTTTTTCAATCCTTATCTTGTTCATGTTATATATATGGGGATTGCAAGGGTAAATTTCAAGGGGTAGAGGTAAAAAAAGTTTTGTGTGTTTTCAAAGGGTTGTCATTTTTATTTCTTAATGATTTCAAAGGGTTAACGGCCGCGGGCCGGCCGACCCCTAAGTGGTTGTTAATTCTGAATTTTTCGCCCGTAAATCTTAACGTGATAGTGTGCCAGCGATAAGACGCGGTCCAGCCGCAGACGACGCCAGAAGAGCATCCGCAGACGTAGAGTCATGGGAATCGGACGAGCGCAAAGCCCGTTGATCTCAGCGATAAGTTGAAGCTTTGATTTTTCCATGCTTAGGTCTCCGCTTATAGAGTTTTTTTGAAGGGATGACCTGCGGGCGAGATGCCCGCAGGTTACGCGCCACAGGGTTACGCGTCTTGAAGGTGTTTGATGAGGTCATTTATCGCCTCCTTGGTTGCGCCCATGAAACCATCGACCGAGAAAGGGGCGACCTGTTCCAATTCGATGAGCAGTTCTTTTTTGGTTGGCCCCATCTGCTTTTTTGAAGCAGCTTTCGGGGACGCGACATAGACGCCCTCGCGGACGAGCTTCGAGCGGACAGACCGCACCGACTTGTCGATTGACGCCGCAATGTCTGCGATATCGACGCCAGCCTGATAGTCGTCGATAATACGCGCGGTCATTTCCTCGGTGTAGTTAACCTTTTTTGCCATGCCCTTGGCTTTGGTGATATCGAAAGTCATGATCATTTCTCCTGTGTCTGATCGTTTCTGTTATGTATAATATATAGGTATTGGGGGGTGAAATTTCAAGGGGCAGCATCAACTTTTTTTCATTTTCTTTTCCTGCAAAAACAATGGGTTAGAATTTTTTTCGCAAAAAAATATCCAATAAAATCAATGGGTTACGTCGCGGGGCCGGCCGCCTGCTAAGTGTTTGAAATGACGGTGAAATTGACCCTAGCATTCAGGGTCAAAGTCATGCCATTCCTGCGCCCAGTCTGGCTGACCGTCAGGGCCGTCCAGCTCCCAGTCGCATTCTTGACAGATGAGGATGTCCCCATCTGTCTCGTTGGCGATCCATTGGCAGTCGTCACAACCCTCCTGCCCGTGGGTTTCCCATTTTTTAGTTTGCATGAGTGTCCTCCTTGACCTCGAAAAGTTCCCAGATGTGGGATTGAAAATCGCGCGGTGATTTGACAACGTGCAGCTTTTTCTTGCGGCGAAGAACGCGCATCAAAATCTGCGCCTCAATCCGCGTGTCGTCTGCCGCTGTGTGTGCCTCGATGAAATCAGGCATCTGCATCTCAAAACGGTAGACGTTTTGCGCGGTGGTAGACAGGAAGCGGCCCGAAGCAGTCAACGGTGCATCGTAGGCTTTGGGTGCGCTGTTGGCCCAGTTGCCCCAAATGTCGAGCAGATCGACTGAGTGCATCAGAAACCGCTTGCCTGTCATGCGCTGGCTAGTCTCACCGAGAACGCGACAATCAAAGCCAGCATTATAGGCGCAAAGGATGATCCGATAGCCTTGACGCTTGAGCCATGAGAGATGAGCGTTGAACAGACGGCGACCAGCCGCGAAAGTGGTAACGCGATGGATACCATGACGCTGACGCTTGGCATAGCCCGCAATCTTGTTGACGTAGTAGGGCTTTTCCTTGCAAATGACATCAAGGAAATTGAGATCGCCTGTGCCAAGAACCTCACCGCGACGGGTGATGGTAGTCCAACCAAAGTCGAAGACCAGACCGTTGCGGAATGACGTTTCTGTATCCATGACGACATAGGCGTTGCGTTGAATAGACATGATTGCTCCTTGTTGTTATCTATATAATATGGGGATTGTTACCCCAAATTTCAAGGGGTAAGTGAAAAAAAGTTTCGTTTATAATCAAGGGCTTGTCATTTTTATTTTCCAACAAAATCAAGGACTTACGAGCGGCGGGCCGGGCCATCCTTATCTCATTGACTTTTAACACAAAATCGTCGATTAACTGCTGGCGCCATGCGCTTACGGGAGCAATCCCGCAAACGCAAAGCCACCTACAACAACGTTGACCAATAGAAGCGCCTTATCGTTACGCTCAAGGGCGTGAAAGATCCAGCAAGCCGCCGCACCTAACCCACACAAAAAAGCCAGATGCAGCGGCAACCCGATAGAGAGCGCGGCCATCTGTGCGATGACCAGCGCGGAACCAACAAGCCCAAACATTAAGCGACTCTTTCTTGAATTTTGGTAGGACAGATAACCGCGATGCCTAGCTTGCGAAGCGATGACCTAACCGACGGAGCGTCGTCAAACATGACCTTGTTGGCAAGTTGAAACTGGCGAAGATTGAACAGTGAACCAAGCTGCTTTGCTTTCAGCTTCCCATCCGCTTCCATGTTACCAGCAGGGCGAGAGATGATCTTGTCAACGCAAAGCCCATTCTCAAACAAAAATTCAAAATCAGCGAACCCCATTGTCCGAGCCGTACAGATGACGACATAATCGCCAGCGTGAACGCGCTTGCGGATCTGATCAGCCAGCGGCAGAATCTTGTCATTCGCAATCTTTTCAGGCGTTGCATTCTCAAGCCAGTGTTCAAGATTGAGCGTGCCGTCAGGCTTGGTCGCTTGACGATGCGATGAGTCGATGACAGTGCCGTCAAGGTCGAAGATGGAAATGTTGCGGATCATGTGAAACCTCTATCGTTGTTATGTATAATATATAAGCCTTCTAGCCTCAAAATTCAAGGGCAGACAGTAGAAAATTTTTGCTTTTTTCACCGTCTATCAGGAAAGGTTTTATCCCCTGTAAGCTATTGAAAACAAAGGAAAAATCGGCCGCGCCCGGGCGCCTCGCTAACCTATTGAAAAGAAAGAGAATTCGGGGCTAGAAGTCCCCGAATATCTCTTCAAAGGTGGTAGGAGCCGCGCCATCCTCAAAGATGGCATCAAACTCCGCTTCCATCTCTGCCACCATCTCTGGTGGCAGCTTGTCAAACTCAGCTTCGAGTTCTAACAGATCGAAATCGTCTTTACGCTTAGTCATCTTATATCTCCTCACGGGCGAACAATACGCCGAACCAAACAAAACCAACAACACCAACCGTTGCCAGCAGACCGCCAGCCAGTGCGACCATCGTATTGACATGTTCAACCATGCCAAGACCAACCAGCATGAGAATAAAGCACGATACACATTCGATGGCGAAAAACAGTTTAATCATGACAACACCGAGAACATTCATTTTTCTAATCCTTCCTATTAGGCGCGCTGTTCAGCACGCCAGCCATTGATTGATGCCTGCCAAACTTGGCGTGGCTTTTCCCATTTGCGGCAATCCCAAACAGGCTTCATTGGGGCAAGGCGTGGTGTAGTAACATTGCCTTTGATGTTATTGCAAACGCCGCATAGTGCTTGCAAATTGCTAAACTCATCTGATCCGCCCATTGTTTGCGGCAAAACATGATCAATCTGCAGAGCGCGGCGATCAGCGCAACCGCAAGCGGCGCAACAATGATTGAAGTGATCTAAAACCTGTTTGCGAACCTTGAGAGAGCGAATTTTAGCCATTTTTGAATCTCCTGTTTAACATCTTATATATTATATATAGGGCATATAGTCATAGATTGCAATAGCAAAAAGCAATTAATTTATATTTTTTTCGCATTTAGCCATTTGTGTGACATTTGTGCAACATGTCAATCCGTTGACACCAGGGGGGTGGGCGGTTAGTCGGACTTGTCAATTTTCTGACGCAGCGGCTACCTGCACACGGCCTCGACCTGGGAAATTCTGAAAATCACGGTTATTTCTTGACATCCCTTAAAGGGAAGAGTATCATAGACTTAAGTTTTGATATGCGTATAAATCCATTTCAAAAATTTTTTATAAGGAGAATTTCATGAAATGGGTTCTATTAGTTGCTATCCTGTATCCTGATGGTAGCATAAATAAAATAATGAATGGTGGTCAAGGCTGGGAAGATCGCAATTTGTGTAGAATTTTAGTAGAGCAAGAGTATAAGTCTATTGCAGATTCAGTATACGAAAACTTTCCTATGCCCCAAGGCACTGAAATTTTAGGAGTTGGTTGTTACCAACCTCAAACTAACCAAGAAGATATAGTAAAGATTTTTGAATAATGACAGAAAAGTTTAAATATGGTCCTTTAGTCTATAATTGTTTTGGAGACGAAGACGATTCAGGTAACTATTGGTGGAGTGGCAATCCTGTTGTAGGCTATGAACAACCAGAAGGTATATGGAAAATTCCTGTAGATGAGATGGGTAATCAATGTTTACCAGGAGAATGTATTCTTCATCCAAACTGTCGTGTAGAAGAATGGACTGAACACAAAATATTAGGCAAAGTTCCAGATCTTGAATGGTGTCGTTCTTGGTTTGAAGATAACTTTTTGATCATTGAAGATTGGGATGTCTGTCGTTATATACTTCGTTGGTATTGGTGGAATAATCAAAACAAAGATCATTGGAAATCTTGGAGCAAAGGAAAATCTGTAGAACAGATGATAAGTGAAATATGGCCAGACGTACCCAAATTATAGATGCACTAGTAGATCATCTTGCAGCAAACACTGATGCTCTACCGAGCAATGTGATTAAACGTTATGCTTATCTAGATGAGGTAAATGACTTTCCAGCTATTACTATCACATCAGCTAGTGAAAGACGCTTACACCGCGGTGCCGATGCTCGGCAAGGCATACTACTCTTATTTGTACGCTCTTATGTGTTCTCAGATGATGATTCACTTGGAACAGCTGAGACACTTGGAGCACAAATAGAATCAGCTATAGAAAGCTTTGATACTACGTATCGTAACTTAGAAGTAGAAGAAGCCCGCGTGCTAGAGTTTCGTACAGATGAAGGATTATTTCATCCTTATGGACTCGTAGATATGCAAATTCAAATTTTATATGAGGTGAGCAATGAAATCAAATAATCAAGTAACTACCACAGTTGACGCACTCAACCGCTCATTAGAGGCTCCGCCTCTAGACCCGGTTATGCTGGCGCTCGCTAACGATTATCTTTCGGGCAAGGCAATTGATGAAATCTCCGATGAGTATGGTATTAGCGAGGATCGAGTTACAGCAGTAATAGAGAAAAAAGAAGTGAAGAACTATATAGATTCAGTATTTGCCACCCAAGGATATTTGAATCGTATCAAGCGCATCAATCTTATCAACTCAGTGATTGACCAAAAAATTCAGGAAGCTGTGGAAACAGGCATCTACTCAAAGAAAGACCTACTCGACTGGATGAAGCACTTACAAGAGGTGGAAACATCACTCAAGCCTAAAACTCAAGGACCGCAAGTGGCAGTGCAGATCAACAACTATGACAAGCTTATGAAGGACCTCATGGAGTGAACGATTGGTTTTGGGTAGCTATTGGTGTGGCAATTCCTGCAGTCATCTTCTATGGATTGTGGATCGTCTATGGATAATGACTATAAAACTACTTGGATGCACTGGTACGTGGAACACATTAAACTAATGGAAGCCAACAGAACATCATGGGCCGAGAGAGAAAAAATTCACGGCGAGCTTCGCTCGAAATGGTGGGCGTATGTGGCGCGCACCCGCTGGAACCGCTGGTGGTAGAGGAGAGATGAATGAGTAAACAACCAAGAGATGATGGAAATGAGGCAATTCCGGTCTTAGCCTTAC